GCGCCACCGGGCGACGTCGACGCGATCGCGCCGGTCGCGGTAAGCGTCCCGGTGGTGGTGAGCGAGGCGCTGCCGCCGGACGCTGTCGCGTATGATCCGGTTGCGGTCGCGGTGACGGTTGTCTCGCTGCTGGGCGTGCCGAGTTCAATAGTGCCGAGGTCTTGGGTTCCGAGTTCGGGCATGGATCTCTCTGGGCGTCAAGGGGGTTGTTCGACAGGACAGTGCTCGTAATCGCGACCGACCGGACTCAGTTATATCTTGTACAAGAAAATACCGTTAAATTAGATCCAGAAAAGATTGGACGCCGCGTTAAGCAGAGCGCCGAACGTTACGACGTGATGTTCCCACCGCTCTGGGAATTCGTCCCGCTCACACTGACTCCTCCGGGCGCAATATTATCTTGAATAGTGTTGTAGTCGCCACCGCTTTCGTTGATGTCTGCGTCAGTCAGCGTGTTCCCCACGAGGGCCACTCGGCTTGCGTCGATGAAAATCCCGTTATTATTGACGGTTCCGGACACATAATTGTCGCTGGTTTTCGAATGAGAATTGTTGCCAGAAATACTGAGGACGATTCCGTAGTCGGAGGGTGTAATGATTTCATTCCCGACAATATTGAGTCCTCGAACATTCGCCTGAATGCCACGGTTTGCGCCTTCGATCGTGTTGTTTTTGATTTCGTGGTCTTCCCCGTTCCCTACACGTATCCCCGTCCCAGAAGGTGAAATGATAGTATTGCCGAGAATTTTGTTCTGGAAGTTATTCGTGGCATCGCCGGATTTTGTGTCAATGCCGTGTGACTGTGTATTCTCGATTCGGTTCCCTCGGATGGTGTTCTGATGGGATTCAAAGAGGCCGATGCCTATATTTGTTCCAACGATGCGGTTCTCAACAACCTCAACCTGATTCGCGCTAATAGAGACATGGATACCGTCGTTCGTTCGGTCGTTCGGGTCAAGGATAATATTATCTCGGACTTCGCCCCCGACAACGCCGTCGCCAGCGCCGGGGTTGATCCCATCGTCTCCGCAGTTTACAATCTTATTCCCGATTGCAGATATGTCTTCAGCAGAGACCCCACCGTCTCCAAACCAGACGATGGCATCGCCACCCCAGTCTTCGAGGACACAGTTACGGACGAGGCAGTTCTTTGGAACGTTGCCGTTTGTGTCTCCAACAATTGATATTCCCTGCTGTTTCTCGGTGGTACTGGGGTCGCCGAGATGCCGGAACCGTTGGAGCGTAACGCGTCGAGTAGCGCCTTCGAATCGGAACCCGCCAGTGCCACCAACGTCATCGTGGCGGAGGATCGACTGGTTGCCGAATCCCGTGACAAGAACGTCACTAATCGCTGTGAATACGAGCTGGTCTTGATAGTAGAAGTCGCCCGGTGGAATGATAACGTTCCCGCCGTCGCTGTCTGCGGCATTGATTGCGTCGAGAATCGCTTGACTGTTGTCCGTGGTGCCATCCCCGACCGCACCGTAGTCGCGAATGTCGTGCCACTGCCCGGTGATTGAGAGTTGATCTGTACTAATCGATTCGAACTCCTCGCTCGGCAGCTCGTTCGCCAACTGGTAGACGTCTGCCGAGGTGTCCACTGAACCGAGGAAGAGATACGGCGCCGACGGCGGCGTCTTGTCCGTGTCGATATGGTAGGACGCGTCATTGTCGGTCGCCAGATCGAGGTTGAGATAGATGTAGTTCGTCGCGCCATCCGTAAGGCTTCGCGTGACGGCGTCCATCTCCTGCACGTACGCCACTCCAGTCCGACTCTCCCCGGACTGGGTCGCGGTCGCGCTGTCGTCGGAGACGACCGCCTTCTCCATGTCGATCGTCACCTCCGGCACGGTGTAGTCAACGTCGAACGTCAGTCCCTTCGCGTAGTCAGTCTTCCCGATCGCGTCATACGCCTGCGCGAAGTTTGCCGCGTCGTTCTTGTCGCCGCTACCACTCGAGTGTGCTCCGGTCCCTGCGTCCTCAGGGAATCTGTGTTCTGTCATGTCTAAGTCTGAGACGGAAACTGCGAATCCCAGGCTTCCTGCGGCACCCAGGAGAAACTGCCGCCGATTCATAAACCACGCTATACAACCGGCCCTGAAATATCTACTGTCACCCGATCACGTTATGATCAAGCTCCCGTCCGCGAGTTTTGCCGTGTCACTGATGTTGCTCAGGTTGTACGCCTTGTCGAGCGTGTCCGTCCAGAACAGGTGGTCGGTCGGCGACCCGTCGCTCGTAGTATCGGCCTGGAACTCGACGAGGACGAAGTAGGCGTCGACCTCCTGGTCGGAGTCCGAGACGTCGAAATCCTGAGTCGCGATCTCGGCCTGCCAGTTTCCGCTCTCGTACAGCACCGTGAAGTCCGTCGTGTCGAACGATGCCGACTGCCGCGCGTACGCCGACCCCGATGGCTCGGTCGTGATGTCGCCGATGTCCGAGCTGTCGTTCAGGTCGTCGCCGTTGGTCGTGTCGCCCGATACCTCGCCATCATGGAACAGGCCGAGCGTGACGTTGCTCGGCTTGGTGATCGTGTCCCCGCGGAACACGAGATCCATGATGAATTCCTCTCCGTGATCATGCAGTTGTGTGGTCATCGCTATCTGATGAAGTATGAAGAGTCACGTCTCGCCCACGCCCTCCGCCTCGGGGCTTCGAGGCTATCATCGGGGCGCCGAGTCGCTATCGCCGAACTTCTTTCCGACGGACGAGCGTCCGCTCTTGGGACGGATCCAGGAACCACTCGGCTGCGATCGGATCGAGCCACCCCTGCAACCCAGACGGGACGGATTCCGATTCGTTCTCAGGGATGAAGAACAGAACCGACTCGCGGCCGGTCTGGAGGCTCGCGTTGAGGTCGTAGAGTCCCTGGTCTGGGTGTTCGAACTCTAGCTGGGCGCGGATGTCGCTCATCCCGAGGTCCGTGATGTCGATATCGTAGAGTTCCCAGTCCGTGTCCGCGCCCGCTGTTTCGACCGCGTCGACGCTCGACCATGTCCCAGCACTGTCGTCCCAGCGCTCGGCAGTGATGTTCGGCGACGAAAACTCGTCGAGCGTTACACGGAGTACGCCGTTCGAGAGCACGACCGGGGCCTCGATATCGTGACCGGTTGAGTGGACGATCTGCCACTGTCGAGGACCGTCCCCGTTGTTCGCGAACTTCGCTGCATTGCCCGTGGTATCGTAGAGACGGACACCCACGCGGACATCGTCGGGATACGTGGTCTCGTAGATGAGCGTCGGTTTCTCGGCGTCGATCGCAGCTTCGCCGTCCATAACGTCGAAGAGTGCGACGTCGCCTGGCTCGCCCGATATCGTCTCGACCGCGCTCGCTGGCGCTACTGTCTCGGACTTACGATCTACCCAGCGGACCTTCCGAGCCGAGCTCGGGATCCCGATAAGTGCGTCGACGGAGTTCCCCCACGGGTGATTGGTCTGCCACGCGTTCGTCTTGACTGCCCGGAAGTAGTTTGCTTTCGTGCCGACGAATGTGAGGTTGAGCGTATAGCTCCAGACGTCGCGCCGGTTCGCGTGCAGTGGCTCGACATCCGCGCTCGCGGCCTCGTACCAGCCGCGGTTTCCATATCGGCCGTCGCCACGCTGGTAGAGCGGCAGTTGACTGAGCCCAGCATCGGCAAGTTCCTCAAGCTCGCCGGCGAGCATCGGCGAGATCTCGTCGCCCCAGCGGAACTGCCCCTCGAGCGTGAGGTCTGCAGCCTCCGAACTGAGTGACTCGACTGCGGCGCTGTCGCCGTCGAGCAGGCCGAGCTCGGCGAGCTGCTGGCCGAGACTATCCGACTCGTCGGTGGTGGCCGCCTCGAACAGCGGCGTCGTGTACAGGTATTTCATGAGTGATTAGAAGTCGGGGATGAGCTCAGCGGCTTCCTCTTGGACGTTTTCGGCAGCCTCGACGACGTGGTCGGGGAACAGCGCCGCCCACGAGCATTCGAGCGAGACCTCGATCACGCTCGGGTCGTCCGGGTCATCCGTCACCGTGGCTTCGGGGATGGCAACCGCCATCGGCTGGCCGAACACGCCCGCGCTCTCACTGTAGGATCCGTCCGTCCACAGCCCGTAGTGGAGACGGGTGCGGCCCTGAGAGTCGCTTTCTGCCTGTGCGAGATACCATTCGAGCACTTGCTTTTTCGCGACGAGCGGGACATCACCGCTGGCGTCATACTGGTTGTAGTCCCCGGCGTCTGCAGATCCGTCACCCCATGGATCCTCAGTTGGGCCTGCGTTCCCTGTGATGGTCTGGAGGTATTCGCCGCCACCGCCGTCGACCCAGAAGCCCTTCCGATTGTCGAGATCGTCGGGGAAATCGTCGGCGAGGTCCTCAGGCAGCAGGTCATTCCCGATGTTGACGATCTGGCGGAGAACCGTCCCGCGCGACCCCATGAGATATCCGCGTGGGATGTTGCCGGTGACGTTGAGATCGTCCTGGAGTTGGAAGACGCCGGTTCGTGTCTGGTCGTTCTCGTCCTGGACGTCGACCTCGAGGACGATTCGATTGGTGAGTGTCATAAAAATTCGACGTGTGGTCTCTCAGCGGCCAGTGATATCTCTCCGGAGGCTATCCAGTTCGGATTTGAGCTCGTCAATCTGGTCTTGAAGGTCGTCCCGGGTCTCTTGCACGGAGTCATCGAACGCGCTAGTGATCTCGTCTTTCAAGCGGTCGAGACCACTCGTGTCGACGGTAACACTGCTTTCGGTCCGGGCCGAGACAGAAAGGTCCCGTGTTCCGCCGCCCGTCGAAGACTGCCGGCCGCCATCGCGGTTTCGGTTGCCGACCTGGATGCCGGTCTCGCCACCGACGGAGACGAAGCCTTCACCGATGTTGATGCCGTTGTCGCCTCCGATGGAGAACAGTGTGTCATCGCCCTGGCCGCCGCCTTGACTACCTCTCCCGCTACCTGTCCCTGTGGATCCATCGGCCGATACCGACACATCCACGGCGATCGGACCGACATCCTCGACGGGCAGCGGGTCACGGTCGATCGGCAATGGGTCGCGCTCCACGGCGAGCGTCGGCTGTTCAACCGCGAGCGGCCCCGGATCCTCCACGGGGATGCTTCCGGGCGCGTCAACGCCGATCGTCCCGGGGTCTTCGACCGCGAGCGGCACCCAGCCGGGCTTGTCGACACTGATCGTGCCCGGATTCTCGACAGCGAGCGGCGTCCACCCCGGGCGCTTTACTGAGACGGACTCGCCGGAGAGCAGGTCGGACGTGGTGAGCGCCGCGGCCGCGGCGCCGAGCGCGCCAGCTGCACCGAAGAGTGACGACGCCGCGCCACCGAGCGCCGATGCCGCGCCCGCGAGCGCGGCAGCTCCACCGGCGTCACCGCCCGTGTCGAGCACGGTGTCGAGAATCCCACCGGCGAGCCCGCCGCCTCCGTCGCCGACCTTGTCGTCGATGGATTCGAGATAGACGACAGCGTCTTCGAGGTACTCGGTCCTCGACTGCTCCATGCGATACGAGCGTCGCGCTCGACGCCGGGCCCGTCCGCCACGGTCGCCGCCTGCGGACTGCGCGGACATCGTCCCGCCGTCGGTCATCCCGACTTCGGTCGCACCGATGCCGGATTCGATCTGCTGGCGAGCGTTCCGCAGCTCCGACTCGGGTACGACGAGGGAGAGCTCGGCTTCGGTACTAAACTCGCTCATAGCTGGGGTCGTGTTGCGGCGTAGACGTCAAGCAGTTCGAGGTAGTCGATCGGGCAGTCCATGACCGCGTCGAGGCTCATGCCGTGGGCGAGTCCGACGACGATGAGGTAGTCGAGTCGGGCTCGCCGGTCGACGTCCCCGAGCTGTTGCTCGCCGTCGAGGACGTCGAGGACCTGTTTCCCGACTCGGCCGGGATCCCGAGCGCGTTCGCTTGGGCTTCCGCCCACTCGGTGAACGCGGGATGGCAGTTCGAGAGCCTCGTGAATGTCTCCGCTAGATCGTCAGCATGGTAGGGGGCGTCGACGGTGCTGGCGGCGACGAACCAGAGCCGCATCTCTTCGGACTCGGCACCGTCGGTCGCCTCCCGGTGCATCATCGCTTTCTCGCCGGCGGTCATCGCGCCGAGCTCGATTGCGGCGTCGCCCCAGTCCTGTTCGTCGCGCTGCCAGCGAAGCCCGCGCTGGAAGTACGTGAGCCGGTCGCGGCGCGCCTGCACGGCCTGCGCCTGATCGGTCGACTCGTCGATGTCCTCAAGCTCGTCGTCGAGCTCGTCGATCCGGTCGGCGAGCGTCTCGATCTCCTCGCTGAGCCGGTAGGTCTCGGTGGTCAGCACGTTAGGCCACCTCCACGTCGGCGACGTGGTAGTCGATCGGCTCCGAGAGGTCGGTGTCCGGTGTGACGAGATCGCTCCAGCCGTAGCTGTTCGGCTGGACACCAGTGAGGTTGTAGCCGATCGTCGTGGCCTGAGAGGTCTCGAACGACAGCGTCGCCGATACCTTCCCGACCGTATCGTCGACGTTGTCGACCGCCATGGCCAGCTGGTCGCGCTCGGTGAACGTCGCGTCCGTACTGAACGACGGCTCGACCGCGTCGACAACCGCGTCGTAGGGGTGGCGGCTCTGCCCACGCCGGAAGCGTGCGAGCCCGGCGAGCGAGAGCGTGGCGGACTGCATCAGCGACTGGCCCAAGCCGTCGACCTGGAAGGACGCCCCATGCCACTCGAAGATGTCGTTGTCGCTGGGCGTGGTGATGGTCGACGGCGCGGAGACGTCGGTCGGCTCGAACCCGTAGAGGATCGTGAGCTCGACCGTGACCGGCGACCCTTGCTCGTAGTTGATGGTGGCCTCCGGGACGATCGCGCCAGTCGCAACCCGAGACTCGGTCGTACCGTCGGGCATGTCGTTGCCGAAGTACCAGGCTGCCGACGGCGCGTGCATCGCCGAGTGGGGGAGCGCAGTCCCGCCATCGGCGAACACGAGGTCGTGCCAGTTGTCGTCGGTGAGCGTGAAGCTCACGGACGCGGCGCCCTCCCAGTTGCCTTCGCGGGAGCCGGCCGGCGTCGGGTCATCGGGCTGGCGGACGCGTTCGAGCGCTTGCTCGACCGAGAGCTCGCCCACGGAGACGTCGACGCCGGGCTGATACCAGGTCGGATCGGTTGCGGGCCCGTCGCCGTAGCTGTTCTCGACCGTGAACGCGGCCGTCGCGGCGCCCGCGGTCATCGTGCGATACCTCCGTTAGTCGTCTGGACGAGCAGTGCGCCGAGGGCGGCGAGATAGCACGACCGATGCCACTCGCCGCCCGCGGCGGGCTCGCCGCAGTGCGTGCAGTCTGTCATGATAGGTCCTCGTAGCCGTGAAGCGTCACGTCGAGCGAGTGCCGGTAGAAGTCTTTCCAGCCGTCCGACTGTGGGTCATCGTCGATCGTCAGATGCCGATACGACATACGCGGGTCGTCGACGCTCGGGTAGGAAACCTCGTCGTAGAGGGCGTCCCGAACCCGGTTGACGAGCTCGCCGAACGGGATTCCCTTCTCGCCGTCGGGGTCGATGTGGCCGTACTCGCGGTAGGTCATCCCCTCAAGGAGAACCGAGACGACCACGTCACCGTCGACCATCGGCTCGGTGCCGACGAGATCGCCGCCCTGATCCGCGAACGACGCGCCGGCAAACGCGCCAGTCTTCAACTGCGCCTCCCGCTTGTGGATCGGGTCAGTCATGTCCACGCTCTGACTGCCGTCGTAGACCTGGCTGTTATCGCGGTCGACGCGCTTCAGCACGACCGGGTCCCCGTCGCGGAGGCTGTAGTCGGTCGCGACGTTGTCGACGACCGGTGCGAGCTGGTCGAGCACCCAGTCGACCGCCGGATGCACGCTCGTCATGAGAGCCTCCGTCGCAGCCAGTGCAGCGTGTCACGGATGAACCGCGATTCGGGCAGACCCTCCACCTCTACCTCGGGGAGGAACACGCGGTAGCCGTCACCCTCGGGCTCGAATTCTTCGCGAACCCACTGCGGCGGATCAGTCCAGACGAACGAGAGGACATCCGCGCTCTTCGCATGGACCTCGTGGTCGACGGTGCCGCGCTCGAAGTAGATCGCAGGCTCGGGCCACCCCCAGCGGGCGACCACACGGCCGGGCTGGCGGTCGACCTCAAGCGTGCCGGCGTCGATCAGCGTCCCGACGTCGTAGTCGTGGCGCTGACCGTACGCCCGGAGCAGGCCGTGGGCGTGGGTCTGGACCCCCTCGGCGAGACCGTCCGTCCCTATGAGTGTGTCGTGGACGTCGTTGAGGACGGCCTCACGGAGGTCGGACTCGAAGCTGCTGTCGAGTTCCATCTACATGTCCTCCCGGCGGTACTCCTCGATGAGATCGGCCGCCTTCTCCCGCATCGAGTCGGCCTTCGTTTCGACGTTGTACAGCGTCGCATTCTCCGGAATGGAGATCACGGCCTCTTCGGCGAGCTCCGCACCGGCCCTGAGCGCCACCGCGCGCCGGATCGCTCGCGGGATCCCTTCGTGGCCGTAATCGAAGTCGATGTAGACGCCGTTGCTCAGGCTGGCGAGATCGTCGTCGAGCGCGTGGACGTCGATGTAGAGCTCGCTGACTCCGCCGTTGTTCAGCCGCACGTAGTAGTCGTCGCCGAGCGCGTCCGGCCACAGTCCGCCGCTGTACTCGTCGCTCGCGACCCAGTCGGTGTACGAGCCGTCCGCGCCGATCACGAGCAGCTTGTTGACCGCCTCGACATCGCGACGCTCCAACTGGATCCGCGTGTACGCCGGCTGGTCGTCCTGGTAGCCGTCCTGATACTCACCGGTCGCGATCCGGATCTCGCGCTTCGGGTCGCGCCGGAGCTCGCGCCGCCGATCGTTGCGTGGGTCCAACTCCAGCAGCGCGTCGCTGTTCTCGCGATACCGGAATCGCTCGCGCTCGCTGGCGCCGTGGACGAACCCGCCGTGCGTGGGGATGTCGTGCTCGTCGTCCCTCGTCTTCGGCCCGGTCGGGATGTCGACCGCCGTGGCCTCGTCGAGGATGCTGGCACCGGCCGGCGCATACCAGTACTGTTTCAGCTCCTTCTCCAGCGGCTCGGTCTCCGCGGCGATCGCGTCGACGGCAATCGCCTCATCCTGGGAGACGTCGCCCGGCAGCTGGCTCTTCCGCAGCGCTCGCCGGACATCCTCGAGCGTGCAGTACCCCGTCGTAGGCATGGGTTAGTCCTCCTTGTGCGAGCCGAAGTGGAGTTCGTACCACATGCCTCGCTGCACGGACTCGTCGTAGATGTCGAGATCATCGCTGTCAGCCATAGCTTTTCACCCCGGGTTGTTCCGCGCTTCGGCGCTGATCGTCGTCCCGTTCGCGCTGGTCACCTGGACCGAGTCCGCCTGCGGAACGTCGACGACGTAGCCGCCCGTCTCTGAGAGCGTCCGACTGTCGACCTCGTAGGTTCCGGCGTCGCCGACGATCTCGACGGTGACTGTGTCGTCGGCGTTCCCTTCGAGGTTCTCGACGGCGACGCAGACGGCTGGCGTGTGGTACTGCTCGACCGACGCTGTCTTCGTCTCGCCGGCTCCGAAGGTCGCCGAGTCGGCGATGGTGGTGCTGTCGTACCAGGGAGGCATGGGTTAGTCCTCCAGCTCGCTGCGGCGGCTGTCGATGAGGCCGTACGCTCCCTCGCGATCCTTGCCCTGGTCTTCGCGCATCTCGATCGAGTCGAGGACGTGGACGTCGTCGACGCGGTCCAGTGCGTCCTCCAGCTCGTCGAGCGTCAGCTCGTGGGGCGCGATCTCCTCACGCTCGTCGTCGCCGCTAGCATCGGCGCTAGCATCGGTGGCGTCGCTGTCGACGAGGTCGAAGTCGCCGCGTTCGTCGACGAGGTAGCTGGCCTCGTCGGTGTCGACGTCGGCCTGGTCGCCGAGCTCGAAGAAGCGGTCGACCGACTGGATGTAGACCTTGCCGCCGCGGGTCTTCTCAACGCGGGGCATAGGTTAGGCGCTCCCAGTGGCGACAACGACCCAGCCCGAAGCCGAGCCGTCGATATTGCGGACGGTCGCCGTCGCGCCCGCCGCGGTCATGTTCGCCGGTCCGGTCCCGACGAAGTCCGCGTCGGCGAACGACACCGTCGGCGTGTTCGCGCCGCCGTTGTGGACGACGGTCACCTCGCGGCCTTCCTCGGCGGCGTCGGAGAGGTCGACCGTGTTCGTCCCGTCGGCCGTGACGACGTGGACGTCCGCGTCGGCGGGGACGACCGTGTCGGCGCCGTTCGCCGGGCTGTCGGTCGCGACGTTGCCGCGGGCGCCGTCGGTGAGCGCGAGACCGCGCTCGTAGCGGTCGCGGATCTCGGCGTTGGTGGTGGGGCCCGCCATCAGTTGTCGGCCTCCTCGCCGTCGATGTAGATGTCGACCGGTTCATCTTCCGGGATACGGTACTCGGTCCCCTGCGCCTTGATCACGACCGCGTCGTCAGCGTCGTGGTTGTGGTAGACATCGGCGAGGGGTTCGTCGTCGTGGTCGTCGGGCGTGCCCCGATAGACCGTGGTTCGCGTCATGTCAGGTCACCCGGTTAGGCCGCGAGCGGGTCGGCCAGCCCCGTGACGAGCGTCCCGGCCTGCATCTCCTTGATCTGGAAGTCGAACTGGCCCTCCAGCCAGTTCCGCGAGTGCAGCCGGTCCTCGTGGACCTTGTCCGTGTCGGTCGTCTGGTCGAGCTCCATCTCCTCGAACAGCCCGAACGCCAGATTCGACGGGTCGGTGAACATCGCGTACTCGGTCGGCCAGCCGTTCACCCCGACGATGTCGTAGGAGAACGGCGTCAGGTCGCTGTCGCCGAAGATCACCGCGCTTCCGAGCGGGTCCTCACGCTCCGTGAGCGACATGGCGTACTGCTGGACCTGATCGGGGTTCATCAGGAACACCGTCTGGTCCTGGTCCCGGTACCGCGAGTCGAGCGTCTGGATCGCCGTGTTGAACACGCTCGTGTCCAGCGGCTGCGGGTTCCCGCTGCCGTCCGTGTTGTCGACCTCGGGCATCGTCGACGTCTCGGCGTCGGCCGTGTCCTCCAGACCGATCCGATTGCTCGCCGAGTCTTCGCCTTCGGCGATCGCGATCCAGCCGTCGAACGTGGTGTCGAGCTCAGCGGCGCCACCGATCGACTGCAGGTTGCCGGAGTCGGCGTTCGCCCGCATCGCGATCAGCGCCACGTCGTTACCCCACCGCTGGACGAACTCGTCGACGATGTAGTCGCCGAACTGCTCGGGCCCGTAGTGGGTGTTCTTCAGCGCGTCGCGCTTCGGCTCAACCAGGATGTAGTAGCTCTGGTCGGTCGCGTTGAACGACACCTCGCCGGACTCCGCCGCCGAGTTCGACGTCCGGGAAGCTTCCTCAGCCCGCGTGTGGCCCGACAGCCGGGGCACGCCGAACTGGGGGACGTCCATCTCGAGGCGTTCGAGCGTCATGGTGTCGGCCTCGCCGAGGATGTTGACCTCCTTCTGCATCCGCGCGAGGAACTCCTCGGTGACGTCCGCGGGGAGCTGGAAGCCGTCGAGCTCGGCGAGCCCGATGTCCTTCTGGTAGAGCGTTGCCTCCTGGTTCTGCTTCCGGACCGCGTCGATAGTGTTGGTTCCCATATGAAGTCACTCCGTTAGGAGAGCGCCTCTCCCAGGCTCTTCAGACCGCTCTCGTCGCCCTCTTCGCCTTCGCCGGCGCTGCGTTCGAGCTGCGTCGAGTGGCCGCTCTGCTGGTTGATCGTGTCCAGCCGGCGCTCGACCTCGTCGACGCGCTCGGCCTTCTCCTTCAGCTCCTCGACCGCGTCCGCGACGCCGACGCCAGCCTCTTCGTCCACGCCGAGCGCAGCCTTCGCCGCGTCCTCGGGGACCTCGTAGGACTCGCCGTCGATCTCGATCTCGGCCGTCTTCGGCTCGGGCCCGGTGAGGCTCTCGGTGAGATTTTCGACCGCCTGCGTCAGTTCGGTGATCTGTTCCGCGTTCTCTTCGGCGAGGCTCTTGTCGTCCCCGCCCTCGGGATCGTCGTCGGGCATGTCTGTCTTGGTGGTGTCGTCCGGCGTGTCGCCGCCGGCAGCGTTGTTGACGGGCGATACGTCCGTCTCCTCGCCCTCGCCCTCGTCGTCGTGGTCGCCGGTCCACTCGCGGGCGTCGTGCTCGGAGAGGTCGAAGTCGACGTCGTCGCGGTCAGTGAATCGGGTCATGCCATGGTCGACGCCGGCGTCCTCGAGCATGTCGAGGTTCGCGTCGACCGCCGCCATCGCCGACTCCTGGTTGGACTGCGAGAGCGTCCGGCCGTCCTTGCTGGTGGCCGCGGAGAGTTCGGTGACGCGGTCCCCCTGCGGGTCAGCGTGCTCGGCACACAGGAACTCACCCGGCGGATCCTCGTTCTGGTACTCCGCGGCGTCGCCACACACCCAGCACTCCGGGCTGTCGGTGCTCTTCGCGAACGTCGGGTCGGCGCTCGGGCCCGTCGCATCGGGGCCGCTGAGGAACGTGTCGACCGCGGCCTTGCCGATCCGATGGAAGAGACTCTTCTCACCGGGCTCGCCAGAGCCATCGGCCTCGACCGCGTCGTTGAGCACCTCCCAGAGCCGCTCGGCCTCCTCCTCGGAGTGCCCGCGGGCGAGCGCCTCCTCAACGAACCCGTCAGGGTCACCGAGGTAGTCGCCGAGCCGCTTCTCCGCGTCGGCCTTCGTCTCCAAGATCTGGGCGTCGGGGACCGCCGGGATGTCGACCGCGCTCACTTCGCGGATGATCCCGTCGACGAGCTCCCAGACGAGAGCATCCTCGCCGAGGTCGTCGGAGACGGCGACGTCGTCGACCTCGTCCTGGTTGAACGGGCCGTTCCAGTCGACCTGGATCGCGCCGATCGAGTAGCCTTCGAGAATTCCGTCGGTGATGAGGCTCCAGAGCTCGTCGTTCTCGATCCGCCACTCCTGGATCCACGCGCCCGCGTCGACAGTCTCGCCGCCGACCTCCTCGCTCTCGTCAAGGACCTCGTTGCGTTCGAGCTCCATCCAGCCGTCGGGGAAGACGGCGTGCATGATGCCGCCGCCGGCCTCGCCGGCGTCGACGAACGCCTCGAACTGGTCGGCGAACCCGCGGATCGTCTCCTCGCGAGCGAAGTCGTTCTGGAGGTCCGCCTTGTCGGGGACCATCACGATACCGGCGGCGATCTGCTCGTCGTCGTCCTTCGCGACGAACGAGACGTCTTTCCGGAACTGCTCGCCGCCTGCCTTCGCTACCGGCGGCATGGGTCAGCCCTCCTCGGAGAGCGCGGTGTTGAGGTAGCCAACTGCGCGGTCGTCCGGCTCGTCGCCCTCGATCGCGTGGATGGCTCGCTGAACGTAGTCGCGTTCTTCAGGGGTCATGAATTAGTTCTCCTGTTCGTCTTCGTCGTTGGCGGCGTCCGCGTCGGCGTCCATGGTCTTGTCGAGCTTCTGGGCACGACCGGTGCCGAGGACGCCACGCTTCTCGCCGCGCTTGCTGTTGCTGTCGTTGCTCATGGTCTCGTAGAACTCCGTGCCCCGGTCGTGCCTCGCGTGGGACGTCGGGCGCGCCCACGGTCATCGGCGATCGTCGTCAGATGTCGCTCGGGATATCGTCCGGCGCTTCGCCAGGATCCGGGCTGGGGCCCTCGGGCAGCCGGTCGTGGAAGTTCGTGATCTCCACGTAGGGGTACTCCAGCCGGATCGAGTCGTAGTGGTAGCTGCCGTGGCTGGACGCGTTCACGAGTGCGCTCCATTCGGTCGGCGGGACGTCGACGTACGCGTACAGCGAGTTCGACCCCTCGTCGCGTTCGAACGAGAGGTAGAGCTCCTGCTCGTCGAAGTCGTACAGGCCCTCATCGAGGTTCGTGCTGTCGAACTGGGTCTGCTCGATCTCCTTGTCGAGCAGCTCGGCCTCGACGGTGAACCAGTCGCGTTCACCCTGCTTGTTCTCGGGCGGCGGGGCGTGGGCAGCCCGCGCCTGCTCGCTCGGCCGCCCACCGCCGGCGCCGGGGACCTGCCCGCGGGGGTCGCTGCCGACGTTCGCGACCAACGTCTCGCCGTCGACGGGATGGTCGTCGGGGAGTGGCTCCTCGCCGATCATCTCCAGCGCCCGGTTGACCGGGATCGCGCCTCGGACGGCCTGGATCTTCCGCCGGGCGATGTCGGCGTTCTCCTTGGGCTGGTCGGCGCCGCGCAGTTCGTAGTCGATCGTCCAGTCGGTGACGCCGAGCGCCGTCTGATGGATGATCGCGTACAGCCGCTGGGCGAACTTGTGCTGCTCGGGCGCGATCACCTCGGTGGCGAACTCGTGGCGCTGCGCCTGCGAGTTCGACCGGTTGCTCGTCTCGGTCACGCCGATCAGGATGGGCGGCACCTCGTGGACTTTCGCGATCTCGTGTTCGTTCTTCTCGCGGAACTCGCGGAAGTCCATCTCCTCGCTGATCCCCTGGCCGAGCGGCTCCAGCTCGATCTCGATATCCTCGTCGAGCTGGCGCTGGAACTTCTCGACCTCGAGGATCACCGTCCGATGGCTCTCTTCGCGAAGCCCGTGCAGCATCTGCTGGAGGTCGCGCTTGGACTCCTCGGTGAGCTCGCCGCCGGTCACCTTGATGACGAACCGGGGGATGGTGTCGTTGTCGAAGAACTCGCGGTTGTAGTCCTTCGCTGCCTCGTCCGCGCTGATCGTTCGGATGGCGGACACCCAGTCGGGGACCCCGTAGTCCTGCTCTAAGGGGCTGGGGTTGCGGATGAAGATGAGCTCGTTCGCCGGCGCGTTGTCGAGGTCTTCCGCGCTGCCCTCGACGACGTCGCCGGTCTCGCGATCGACGAAGATCGGCTCCCGGTCATCGTCCGGGTCGGTCGTGTACCGGACTGTCGGATCCTCGCCGCCGGTGACGGTCGCGTCTAGGCCGCGGTAGCGGTCGCCGGCCTCGCCGAAGTAGCGCCGGCGGCCCTGCCGGATCTGGACGTACCCCCGGCTTGCGAGGGTCGCATCGTCGGGGCTGACGAACGTGCCCTCCTCGGGATGGCGTGGCTGGTCGAACTGCGACTGAGGTTTGCGGACGCGGACGGTGTTCGCGGGGACGTGCGCGAGCCCGACCGGCCGGCCCTCGAGGTCGGTGAGGATCTCCAGACAGCACCAGCCGATCGAGTGGTAGTCCTGACGGGCGAGCTCGAACACCTCCTCCGGAGTGGTCGGCTCGGCCGCCTTCTGGGGGCTGGTCAGCCAGCGGGAGTCGGCGCCCCGCCAGAACGCCTCTGTGACCGCGCGCTCCTGGTCGTCGGCCTCGTCGACGTCGACGTCGTCGACGGTGGTGATGTCGAACCCGAACCCGACCTCGTAGCGGGCCTTTTTCCGGACGGCAGTGGCGTGGGTCTCGTTCAGTTCGAGGAACGCAGCGAGCCGGTCGGGGTTGTACGGCGGTTTGACACCGAGGTTGTGGCTGCGGACGCGCCGCTCGGGGAGCTGGGTGCTCGTGTCGGCTTTCGAGAGCGCGCCGTCTCCGCCGATCCCCTCGACGTTCAACTCGACCGTTCCGTTGTCGTCAGGTTCGCTGTTGCTCATAGGTATGAAATTCCTGAGTTGTCATCGTCGGCGTCGAGCGCGCCCATGTCCTCCAGGCGCCGGATGCCCTGCTCGGCCATGTACCACGCCGCGATCAGGTCCGGCGTGTGGCCCGACAGCTTCCCGTCCTTCAGCTCCAAGGAGAGGGCGGCCTGGATGAAGTCCTCGGTCGGCCCGTGGCCGCGGTAGAACTGGATGCCGCCGTTCCCGACGAGCGTCCGCAGCCGCGGGATGCCGTTCTCCCAGCTGTGCTTCTTGCCCGTCGTCGGGATCCCCGTCACTTTCGACCGCAGGCTCGGGCTGAACTCGATCGCGTCGTTCGCCACGTACTGCTGCATCCCGTTCGACTCGATCACGACCATCGCCGGGTCGTAGCGGTCGTCGAGGTCGAGGAGCTTCGCCCGGATCGCGCTCGGCTGCATCCCCTGCTCGGCGTGCGCGTCCAGGAGGCGCCGACGGCCGTCCCGGCCAACGCGGAACGCGACGAACGCCGCGTTGTCTCCCGTCGACGACTGGGCTGGGTCGTGGGCGACCACTGTGGCTTCGCCGGCGCCGGGCGACAGCGTCTGGGGCGGACTCTGGTTGCGGATCGAACAGCCGCCGTCGTCGACGAGCTGGTCGACGTCCTGTTTCTCGATGAGGTTCCCCGAGGCGCCCATGATGACCATGCAGAACTCCCGCCAGAACAGGTGCGGGCTCATCTGCTGGTACTTGTCCGCCAGGTACTCGGGGCCGCGGGCCTCCGGCCAGAGGACGTGGACGGTGTCGCCGCCCTCCGAGAGCGGGTTGTCGACCTCGGTGTAGAGCTCCTCGGGCGGCCGGCGCTCCCGCCAGTTGTCGTCGTCCCGGAACTCCTGATCCCAGACGTCGAGCACGGCGGGGTACTCGACGAAGTCGTAGGCGTCCCGATCGGCGATATGCGCGTAGATGTCGTCGGGGCGCTTCCGGGTGCCGATGATCGCGGTCTTGCCCGAGTCCTTGACCATCGGCACGGTGACGCCCTCGATCCATGTGAGGACGTTGTCGGTCTCACCGTCGCCGTGCTCCTTGATGACGTCGTCGAGAATCAAGAGATGCGACCTGTCGCCCTCGATCGCGCCGAACAGCCAGCCGGCGTGCAGCACCGAGCCGTTCTGGAACTCCTTGACCTCCTTGGTGTCCTGGACGGGCTGGCTGTTCAGGTTCGTCAGCCACGGGTTGCGCTCGACCAGCTTCCAGAACTCGGTGTCGGCCTTCTTGTGCGCCTGCCCCTGGGTGTTTGTGATCCAGTGCGCTCGGAACCCGTCGATGTACTCGAGGTGCGCGATCACGATCCCGAGCGTCGCGGTCGTCTTCAGACTGTCGCGGTGGGCGAGCAGCCCGACGTCTTTGTCGGAGCGGAACCGGTCGACCCAGTCGAGGTGGACGTCGGCGACCGGCATCCAACCGTCGCGCTCGCCCTGCATGTAGCCGTAGGTGAGCTCGTTCAGAAACTCCTCCCACGGGCAGTCCTCGAACGGGTTGAGAACCTCCCGCCGGCGCTCGGGATCCTCGAGGTCGCGCCAGATCTGCTCGGCCTGCGCGTCCGTGTCGAGCTCGGCCAGCGCGCTATCCGGATCGATACTCATTCGGAAGCACCGTCCTCGCGCCGGCGCCGGAGGACCTCCCGCGCGATGTCTTTCGTGCCCTCGTCGAGCGAGTGGGTGCGCTCGCCATCGATCTGGCCGGAGTGCTCGACGCTCAACGACTCGCCCTCCGTGATCTTGTGATGGGTTTTCACGAGGTCGTTCAGCCGGCCGATCGCGCGGTCGACCGCGCCCGACGACGTCTGCAGCAGCTTCGCGAACGCCGCGATCATCTCGCGGTCGACCGACTGATTCTCGTCAACCTGCTCGATCAAGTCATGCACCATCTGCACGCCCTCGTCGCCGTCCGCCTCACGGGCCGCCCGGAGGAGTTTGGTCTTGATCGACCAGATCTCCTCCTGGATCAGCTCGGCGTTGTCGTGCTGGCGGACCTGCTCGTAGATCTCGCGATCGTCCTCCGAGAGGTAGTCCGACCGAAGCCCGTGGACGGCGTTCGGCGAGTCCATACCCGTCGGCTGGGTGCCGCCGTGCATCCGGCAGCGCTCAGCGCCGTCGACGGGATAGTTCTCGCAGTAGCCGCCGCTGCGCGTTTCGGCGCCACAGCGCTCGGGGAGGGGTTCGTCACTGGCCATCGTGCATGGGGGTTTGACAGACGTCGGGTTGCATGGCGGTTCGTCGGGTTACTTTCCAGTCGGGTTGAGACAGCGGAGACAGGTCGGGCCGTCCTCGGCGGTTCGTTCACGTTCGCAGGGGTCGAACGCGAACGTGCGGCCGCAGTCCGTACAGGTCCAGGCCATCGTTAGAGTTGGCCGGCGAGTCGGACGAGCCAGCCGGCGAGGATTCCGAACACGGAGCCGGCGACCGCGCCACCGAGTGCGTAGTGGGGCTCGCTGCGGACGTCCTTCCAGAGCCGGCGGCGCTGGCCTGATGCTTCGTAGGCTTTGCCGTAGACGGCGGCGCCGTAGACGAGTGCGAGCAGCTGGGTTTCGCCGTGCGCGGTCGCGAAGAACCCGGCGGCGATGCCGAGACCGACCGCGTGGGTCTCTGATTTGTACGAGAGGAAGCCGTCGCGTTCGGAATCGGACTCGGTGGGTTGGCCGGCGGACTTGACGAACGCGACCGCGGTTTCGAGGAGTGTCACGAATCGTCCTCCGATTGGGTGGCCTGGGTGTCGCCGAACGCTTGCATGTTGACGATCTCGATCCCCCACATCTGGCCGAGGATGAGGAAGACCGCCGGCCGGAGGTAGACCATCAGGCCGGGCGCGCTCCCGACGCCGGCGACGGCAAGGACCTCGATCACCGCCCACGTTACGAACACGAGCACGGTAACGAGTTTCCGCGTGTCGGCGTTGTACTCGTGTGGGTAAAACGAGAGTAGGCCGGCGAACAGGTAGCATTTCAGTGCTTCCCGTGGCCGGGAGCGCCACTGGGAGAGTGCTGTTGGGTCGATCCGCGTGCTGTCGAACATACGTCGTGGGTATCGTGGGGGTGAGAGCGTCATTGGTCAGTTATCGCTACGATGCGATCTGGCTGGGATGCGTTTCAACTCCTGCCAGCCCTCCGCGGTCCGGATGCCGATAATAAGAGCGCCGTCTTCGGCGCGCGTCTGCAGCGGAGCGCCGACGACGAGCTCAATCGGGGGCTGGCTGGGCATGGTCTTCGGTATGGAAAGTACAGCCCTCGATGGAGACCAGGACGCGAAACGTGGCCAGAGGCATCTGGACTCGGATCTCCACGTCATCAGGGTCCGCGGGCTAGGCGGGCGCGGTGTCTCGCTCTGAGACGGTGTATTGGCTGCCGTTGGCCTCGACGGTGAACACCTGCATGGGTGGCTGGTTGAACGATGCGTGCGTGGTCGCGTCGACGACCTCGCCGACAAGTCGGCGGTCAGCGAACTCGAAAACGACGCGCTCTGGATAGCTGTCAGTCATCGGCTAGAATATCCGGGTTAGTCGTGGAGGGCTTCGCCGACCGCGAGTTCGACATCCTCGGAGTGTTTGTACTCGCGGTGCAGTGTCTCGGCGTCGAACACGACATCGTCATACTGGTCGAGGAGCGAGACGAGGCGGCCGACTGCGTCGCGGTCTGCGAGCACTGGGTCGTGGTGGGAGTGGTCAGTATTCCCGCAGGCCTGACAGATAGTGCTCGTTATGACGAGTTCGCCACGTTGTTTCTCGCCTTTTGTGGCGTATTCAGTGTCGAATTGGAAGCCGACCGCCGCGGACCGGGAGTGTGTTTGGTCGTAGAACTCGAGGGTTGGGTCGCCGTTTTCGTCGAGCGTCCAGCCGTAGTCGCGTTCGTCGAACTCCCAGTCGGGCTTTGGCGGGTTGATGGTCTTGAGTTCGCGAAAGCACGAATAGCATCTGCAGTGGTCGTACATCAGTTTCCGCAGTTGCTTGCGGCCATCGTGCTTTATCTCGCAGGTGGTTGAACAGTAGTCGCCGTGTCTGAACTCCCAGTAGTTGCCGAGCACCTCACACTCGGGGTGTGTGCACTCGACAGTAGTCGGGGATTGGTTGGACGTACTCATGGCTGGCAAGAAAAATCGAGTCTGCTTGACCCCCTCTGCAGTGACGTGGATAGTATGCAGATTAGCGGGGGCGTGTTCTCACTCACTTCTGGGGCCTGTTCCGTCATAATCGTTCGGATAGGCGCGTTGAATCATCCTCGACCATGTCGGCAGGCAGATAGCTCTGCCGCGGTCGATACGGCGGACTCGGTCGGGCGCCCCACACCCGGACTAGTCGGCCCCGTTCAACGAGGTAGCGGACTCGGTCCTCGACCGACGTCTGCTCCAGGCCGAGCTCATCCGCAAGGACAACTGTCGACACGCCGCCGCCGAGCAGATCCGTCTCGCCGGTCTGGCAGAGCTCTTGGACTGCGGCCATGATCTCGTTGTCCGAGAGGCCGAGAGGGTTCTCCGAGGGCATTACCAGATCACCTCGACGATCGCGACCGCCGCGGCGAGCGAGATGATGTGGTACGCCTGGTCGAACCAGATCGGGCGTGTCTCGAACCCGTCGACCGGGTCTTTCCATCGGCGGCTGTCAATGACGTAGTGTGTGGTGGCGACCAGCGCGATGAACAGCGCGCTCGCAGCTGGTGGCCACGGTGTCGCCCAGAGTACTGTCGAGACGACTGCCGTGTAGACGCCGACATGAGCGAGTCGGACTCGTGGCTCGTCGATCTTCCGGGCGGCCATCCAGTCTGTTTGGAGCGGGAAGTCCCCGAGGAGGTGGAGTGCGAGCAGGTAGAGGCTGAACGAGGTCACTGGGACTCACCACCATCGGTCGCGACCGCGTCGTCCTGGACGTCGTCGAACGACCGGCCGACCGTCGGCGACGTCGGGCGCTCTGACCACGGGCGCCGCTCGCCCTCGTCTTCGTCGACCCAGTAGACGTCGACCTGCCGGCGGTCGCGGTCGTGCGGGCGGTAGCGCTCGGGGAGTTCGTGGGGCCACTCGGTCCGCAGGTTGTCGGGGCGCTCGCCGTGCTCGCGGAGGAACGCCATCCGATCCTGCAGCATCCCGATGACCTCGTCACGGGGGCCGCGTTCGAGGTTCTTCTCGACCGACAGCAGGCTGGCGACGGACTGTTTGTCGTCGAGGCCGCGGATGATGCCGCGCATCCGCTCGACCGGATCCATCGCCGTGTCATCAGCCGAGAGGAGCGGCTCGTCGAAGAACCGCCGCGGGTCGAACCCAAGCTGGTCCACTGCTCGGTCGATGTGCGGGATCTCCTCGTCCTCCTCAGGAGATCGATAGTTCATGCGGACCACCTCTCGAGGCCGGCCTGCTCGCGGTCGGGACGCTCCGGGCACTGCATCTCGACATGCATCGGCACGTTGGTCACGGGGTAGCGCGAGATCTCCCGGCCGCAGTGCGGGCACGTCTTCGTCTCACCGCGCAGGTGCCGGGTCATCGCTGGCCCCCATGGGTAGCACGGCGTGCTACCGTTCGGGCTTCCGTGGCGATCACGCCGAACCACCGTCCTCATCGGCCGCCTGGATCAGACTCTGATAGTGCCCATCGCCACTCCCACCGGGTTGTGGATACTCGCCAGCACAGTACCGACACTGCCGCATATCCTCGTACAGGACACCCCGGGTAGTCTCGCGGATATCATCCGCGTTCGACAGGTGCCCGCACTCCGGGTCCGTGTGGTAGACGTTCCGATTCGTGTAGCGACGGCGCGACACGAACACGGTGTCGCCAGTCATCGCGACCACTCTCCAAGACCCGCCTGGTCAGCTGGACGTGTCGAGTCCTGGCCGCGAATCGTTTCCTGACAGCGCCGACAACGATACTCGCCCGAAAGCGTGGTCTCCGTCGTCTCGGTCCCGCAGCGCTCACACCCATCCGCGGGCCAGCAGTCCTCGCAGAGATCACGGCCATCCTCGAACTCCTGGATGAACGCCCCGCGGGAGGTGACACCGCACTCGTCACACGTCGTCACGCCTGACCACCATCCTCGTCGTGATCAGTATCCGACCGGGTGTATCGCCGCCACGCAACCCGAAAGAGCTCAACGGGCCCACGGTCTGGGCTATTGCTCATCCGCATCGTCCAGTCTTCGTCACGCTCAGACTCGTCCGTCGACCGCCCACCATCACACCGGACGTCCGGATCCGTGTCGACCTCGAACTCGTACGTGGGCTCGCCCTGGGGCTTGATCGACACGCGGTCCGGGGCGAGACTCGGGTTCCGGGCGTCCTCGAGCGAGTCAGCGCTGCCGAAGTGGCTTTCGTCGATTATCCCGTAGTAGGGGTCGAGCGGCCCGGTGCCGAAGTGCTGGAGTGTCGACCGGGGCGTCCGGATCACAATCTGGCTGTTGAACTCGCGGAGCTCGGGCGGGATCCACAGCCCGCTCTCGCCGACGTGCAGCTCGCGGTTCTCGATCACGCCTGACCACCACCCATGCCATCTCGCTCTCCGATCGCCGACAGCCCGATCTCCTCCGGCGCCGTCGACGAGAGCAGTTTCCGCATCTCGTTCGGACCATCGGTCTTCGGCGGCGAGTACTCTCCCGAGCAGACCCGGCAGAGCCGGTCGACGTTGACGACGCTCCGAGGCTTCTCAAACACGTTCTTTGCACGCTGAAGGTGCTGGCAATCCGGATCCGTATGGACGTGATTCCGGCCGCCATTCCCGCTCCGGGACACCACGAACACCGTCTCCTCCTCGGCAGCGTTCGTCACGAGTCGTCACCTCCGTCGTCGCCGCTGTCGAGGTACCAGACGGGGTCGTAGCGCTCCCACTGGTGCTCGTCAGCATGGTGGCGAGCGATGTCTCCGCGCGGGATCGGCGTCTCGCAGTGGACGCACTCAACGACGCCGGGAGCATCACCGTTCTTCGGGACGACGCGGAGGCTGCCGTCGCCGTCGTCAAAGACTGCGACTTCGTCGCCGCCCTTGAGGCCGAGCGCGGACACCGCGTCGGCGCGGAGATAGATGTACTGGGTGCCGTTCGCGTCGTACGCTTTCCCGCTCGCGAGCGCCTTCTCGGACTGATCACTCGTCACGCACCAACACCTCCTTGGGCTGCGGCCTCCTGGAGACTCGCCTGCTCGGGCCGCCGACCGAACACCACCAGTTCCTCTGTTTCCTGAGTCGCCGTGTGGCGGTGGTCGGCCGTCACGTCCTGGAGGACACCCAGCCAGCCGGCGAGCACCGACCACTCATCCCGGAGTCGCTCCACGTCGCCGTCCCGCACCGCCTCACTAACGCGTTCGATCACCTCCCGAGGCGGTGCAAGCTCGTCCAAGAGGTCGAGTACGACACCTGGGACGCTGGCCTCCCGAAAGTCGTCGCGATCCCCGTCGGACTGGGTGTACCACGGCTGGACATCGTACTCGTCGCTGTCCCGGAACGGGAGCGCTAGCCGGACTCCCGCACTGGTGTCGCGGATGATGTCGAGCGCCTCGAGGACGTCCTTGTTCCGGTGCCACGTCGACGTCGCAACATCGGCGCGCTCGCAGAGCTCCGCAACCGACAGCGGTTCGCGGGCTTCGAGCAGCACCGTGACCAGATCGCGGACCCCCGACGAGAGCCACGGCATGACGCGAGCCTCCGAGACCTGAGCCAGCCCAGTCCGGACCTCGTCGAGCCGGATGTCACGTCGGCGATCCTCAGTTGAGAGTCCGCAGACTGCGGCGGCCGCGTCGAACGGCGTCGCGGAGAACAACCTGAGGACCGACACTGCCTCCCTGGTCGGCTTGATATTCTTCGCTGAACACAGCCGTTCGACGGCGGTCGCAAACGCCATCCGTCCGAGCTGCTCGGTCGACCGAACCGGGACACGGACTCGGATATCCGGTGCATCCTCGTGGATCTCGCCAGGACTGCCGAGCCGCTGGCGGAGATCCTCGACAAGCGCGTCCTCCTCGCTGCCGAGATCGCCGACCACGCACACCGACCCGATCAGGCTCCCGAAGGGGTCGTCGTAGTCGACCGTCGGGACGATCGCGGCGTCCCGCTTCTCCTCCCGCGTCTCGAACAGCTGGCGGTACACCGACGAGTTGTTGTACGTCGACTGGATCGCAACGCCGGTCGCGAGCGATTTCACGAGCGTCTCCCGGCGATCGTCGGTGAGGATGTCGTTCCGGCCGCCGTTCGAACTCGGGAGGCGGACCTGCCGGACAACCTCTACGTCGACGAGATCTAGAAGGTGGACCATCGTTCCGGCAAGGCCGAGCGCTTCCCGGGTGATCACGCCCCGGTACTCGGCTTCGCTGCCGTCGTAGTCGCCATTGTGGAGCCGCTTGGTCAGCTCGCAGAGATGCTCCTCGGCCGACTCGAGTTCGTCGACGTAGTCGCCGCCGTCCTCCACGCTGTCGGGGAGGTGGCCGAGACACCGCGAGTCCCGGAGGACGTACTTGTTCTCGGTGAGGAAGTGCGCGAACTCGTCGGTGTCGTCGAGCCGGTCGCCGTCCTCGAGGATGTTCGCGAACGTCTTCGAGCTGGCTAACGCTCTGGCGACACACACCCAGTACTGCATCGGTCCGTCGAACTCAGCACCCACGACCAGGCGGTCCCGGCGGTAGTCGTAGTACCACCGCGGACTACCGCGATCGGCCTGTTCTTGGAGCGGGAAGTCAACCACTGCAAGGCCGTTCTGCGGGGTGCTGGCAGCAGTTGCGGTGGCATCCCAGCGGGCCAGCGGCTGCAGGGTGTGGAGGTGGGGCAGCCGCCGCCGTTGGCCCTCCGGGGAGGGGGCCTCGTGTGTGCGCGTGGTTACACGGCTATCGTCGGACGATTGCAACTGGTCGCTAACGGACTCCTCGAGCGTCTGCTGTCGTGCGGTTTCGGTGTCGAGCCAGTTGAGGTAGTCCTCGCCGGCGGGCAGGAGCTCGACGTAGCGGTCAGTGTTCGGCCCGAACGTGTCGACGACTCCGAGCCCGCTGAGGGTGCTGATGCACTGACGGATGCGAGAGTCTTGGACGCCGGTGAACCGCGAGTAGAGCGCTCCGTAGGGGAGCGTCTGGCTATCCTCACCGGCGAGCGCACGCAGGATGGCGATCTCGCGACCGTCCCGGTCGAGGCTGGCTTTCGCTGCTTCGACGCGGTCGTCGCGGCTCTCCCGCGAGGGTGTGATGTCGTCGCGACTAACGGGGAGGTCCGAACGATGGTCGTCGTAGAGGTCGTGCTGGTCAAGCGGCGAGCCGATAATCCGGACGTCGCATCCGCGGGCGAGCGCAGCCAGGTACTCGCAGATGTCTTCGCGCTGGCTGCGGCGCCGATCCCAGAACGCGCTGGTGAGATCAACTTTGATGGTCGGCGTCGTGTCGACGAGCGCGAGCAGCTGTGGTGCAAGGGTAGTGTCCTCGGTTGTCGCTCGACCAGCAGTCTGGGCAAGCTGCCCGTAGAAGTCGAGCGCGGCGTGTTTGCTGCCGCGGGCGACGCGATCAGCAAGTCCGAGCAGATCCGTATCGGGCTGGCTGGCTGTGACGCCTGCGTCATCGAGGAGCGCCTGCAGTTCAAGCGCGCTCCGGCCGTCGGCGAGCTCGCGGATCGCGTCGACGAGGGTGTCGCGGAGCTGGTCGACGATAGTGGCCGCTAGTTCCGAGACGGGTGCCTCGAGCGTGAGGGTTGCGTCGGCGAACCGCCCCTGTTCGGTGAACGAGAGGCCGCCGGTGGTGCCGAGCGTCTCCGGGTCGTCATGGTCGACCGTACTGTAGTCGCGGTCGAGATCGACACGGTCACCGAGCCGAGTATCCTGGTCGCGGAACGCCTCCTTGGCTTCGTCGGCGAACCGGGTGTGCTGGTCAGAGAGCGCATCCCAGGCTTCAGCTTCGAGATAGTCGTGCTGGGCCCGCCAGTGTTCGAGGGACGTTTCGACCTCGTCGGCGAGCAGCTCGTCGTACTCGCTGAATGCCTGTTCGGCTTCGTCCGCGAACCGCCGCTCGCGGTCGCGGTGGAGTTCGTCGACGCGGTCGGCTTGGATGCCGTAGTCGTCGCAGTTCTCGTACGCGTCGAGTTCGCCGGCGTGTTGGGCGACGATTTTCGACCGGATTTCGGCCGTGGTTTCGAAGTTGTCGTGCTGGAAGCGGACGTTGAGTTTCGCGGTGTCGTGCTGCTGGAAACAGAGAGGGCATTCGGTGGTGGCCTGCTCGCGGAGGTTCTCCGTGATCCAGTAGCCCGTGCAGTTCGAACAGCCGACGATCTGGTACGTCATGCTATCCACCTCGGTTGTGCGTCTGTATCTCTCCGAGAAATGGGAGATTGCTTTTTAAGGGGAGAGCAGTGGCTCGCCAGCTGGGCGAGCAACCGCGCCGAGAGGGTGTACGGACTCATGGCTGTCTTAGTGGTGGTGGCGTGATGGCCGAGTTCCCGCCTGTG